TATCAGTGATCTCGGCTAATATAGTAGGTTTAGGTCTGCTCATGATTTGTTATCTCCACAGTTATATTTATGATAACTGCGTAGATAACTAGGTTAACGGCTTAGTTAATTACCATTCTCCGCCACTTACTTCAACTTGAACCACTTCCTGATTGTTAGAATTTTGCTGCAATAATTCAATATCTAACAATAGTTTAGTAATATCTCCGTGTAAGTTTTTTGCATCACTGAGCGGCCAGACAAAGTCATCAACCCCTTTGGCATCACATGCTTGCACACGATCAATAAATTTTCGTATATACAGCCCGCTCACTTGTAAGTAAACCCATCTTCTTCCATTGCTGGACCGCGATAAGGATAACGTTCAAGCAAAATAAGTTTAGGACAAAACTCAATAGTAGTCTTGCCATTGACAACAATTTGGTACCAACCAGCTGCATACCAGCTTTTTGATTTAGGTTCTTTGGTGTAGATAGGCAAACGAGTGTTTACATTATAAACAGCGTTGTATGGCTTTGCGTCAGTTTCATATCCGTTGATTTGGTTTTCAGGATTAACAACTTTCTCTTGCTCATCCTCAAACGAAATCTTTGTAATATCACGAAGTGATTTGATGGTTTTATAGTTTGTGACACCGCTGTTTGTGCGCAGTATATAACCACCTTGGGCTTTTTCTACACTTCCGACTTTGTGATCTTGGTCTTTAACAATCCAAAATTTACCAGCAACAACTGGTCTAGCAATAGTTTTGTTCATTTTAATTTTCCTTTGTCATTGTTGCAATACTCCTTGGTATCGCTGATTAAGCCAACGACCGTATTGCTCAGCTTGATCACTGAGTCGACTGAGTTCATATTTACCACAAAATTTTAAGAACTTCGAACCAACTTGTCCAATATCTTTGTTAGTAACTTGTGAAATAATTGCTTGATCAACCCTGTCTTTAACGTCATCGGGTTGTGCACAAAGATCAATTAGCTGTCGATTACGATTATAATCATCTAGCACACGATGCTCGTCGCCGTTGTGATCAGTCCAACGCTGCAACATCATGTTGTTCCATGCATACCCTTGCTTAACACGATCTTCAAATGCTTCTAGCAATCCTACTTTATTCTTAGTACCTTTTTTACGTACACCAGGATATGCCGAAAATACATTGTCGCTGCTATCGCCACGCATGCACTTTTCAAACAACAACCACTCTGGGTCGGGTATAGCTTTTGGTTCTTTAGTCTTTTTATCTAGCACTTTTTTACCCTTACTATCGAAGATGCCCTCTATAGTAATCAAATGGTCAGTAATACCGTTGAACTGTTTTACTTTATCTGATAGCAGCTGGTAAAAGTCACTGTCACTGCTGATGATAACATGTTCATCATCAGGGTGCAAATGTATCCAACGTGCTATAAGATCGTCTGCTTCTGCGTTAGGTTCTCTTAATACACTGCAATTTGTCTTATCTTGCAAGTACTTATTGAAGTCATCAAAGGTGCTCCAAAAAAGTTGTTCTTCTTCTTGCTGTGCTTCTGTGAGAGCATCACGAGCTGCCTTGCGATTTGCTTTGTAAGGCGTATAGTGATCTTTACGCCAGCTGCGGCCTTCCAAACAAAATACAACGTGGTCTGCATCAAACTTTTTGGCTACTTTGTTAATAGCTGCCATACTAATGTGTAATGCGTATCCTACTTTTTCCCAAGGATCATTTGCACGAAATGCAACGTGTCTTGCACGAAAAAACATGTTAGCAGTGTCGATAAGTAGATATTTCATACCAAGCCCTTTGTTGTTATAGTACTATACTAACACTATAATGTTAGTATGTCAACAGTTATATTCAACTACTTTAACTTTATATCCACGATTTTGTTCCCAAATTTTGGCTGCATCACGAGCTTGATCGATGTTGCTGTATAGCATAGGAACCAGCAAATCACAACGTCCTGTGTCTTCGGTGAGGTAAATCCAATCATCTTTTGCTAGCATTACTTTAATTGCATACTTCATTTATTCTCCTATACAAGATTGTTAGCAACTATGTACTTGGTTAGATATTGTGCCCATGCCCTGTGCCCATCTGGCCCGTAATGCCAGCTTGTTGGACTAACAGTGTTGCATGTATTACTTATCACTGCATTGTACGTCGATTCTGGATCATATGGATCTATATAACTATTTTCCCATTCTTTGCGGGACGAAACGTTTTCAAAATGATTGTTTCCATTGAAGAACACATGCTTGATTCCTAGAGACTCGAGTTCCAAATGAAACTGCCAGATTTTTTCATGCCATTCTTGTGTTATGGTATGCCAATCTATGTTTGCAATAAACTCTTTGTATTGTTGTTGGTGCGACTCGGGAACATCGTCGATACCAGAAGCATTTAATTGGTAGTATTTGCCATCGATTAGCCATTCTTGGCGTTCCCATGTACTCCATTGTATAATCATTAATGTTTTATACAAATTGTGTGGATTTTCTTCTACCCATTTACGTGTAGTCCTAATAATACGATCGTTACTACTAGCACTTTCTGCATCACACTTGAATCCGCAACTGAGCCGCTGGCTTAGTAATTTACCCCAACTTTGTGCAATATTATCTGGATGCGGCAGTCGTTGCATCATCCAGTACTTTGGATCATCGGCTGCAAACGCATGTGGATTTACGCATTCTGCGGCTGCGGTATGACTGTCGCCGTTAACGTATAATATCATTTTACTTCTGTGTATCCGTCTCCGAGATCACGCTCTCTTGTAAAGCGTACTTCAGGATCTGCTTGGTATTGCTCGTACGTTTCCATAACAACATTGCGGCATACATTTTGAAACCAACGATCAACAATCTCGTGATCGGGTTCATTTGGCTGTCCTTGGTAACCAGCTCTTACAAGATTTGCTATAAACTTTTCATTCCAGTCAAGTTCAAATGCACCTTGATCGATGTCACCTTCGGCAAGTTCCATGCTTAGTACAGCAACATAAGGCTCGCCCTTTTCGGTGGCAATCTCTTTGTCAGTTTTGATTACTTTCTTAGGTTTAACAGCAGGCTTGACTTCTGGTTTTGTTAAGCCTAGTGTCTTTTTAAATTTATCAAACATGCGTAGTCCTTTTAAATACTGGGATAGGCTGCATCTTATGCAAATTGCGTTTGCGAATCTCAAGATATTGTTTTACTTGAGTTTTGTCTTCTTCACCAAGCGATTCAACATCAATGCCCTGCTCGTCAATGTCCATACATTTTTCTAAATCACTGTAGCTCATGCCATGCAATTGATCTTCATCTACTCGCCCATCATCCCACAATCCATCTGTGGGTTTGGCATCGATAATTTCTTGGCTAACCCCAAGTTGTTTACCCAATGCCCATACTTCGGTTTTTGTTAAGTCTGCAATTGGAGAGATATCAACTCCTCCGTCTCCGTACTTAGTATAAAAACCTACTCCAAAGTCTTCTACTTTGTTGCCTGTACCAACTACAATACCGCCATGTGTTTGTGCTTTTTGATACAGTGTCATCATGCGTAATCTAGCACGACTGTTTGCTAGTGCCAGCGGAGAATAGGCATGTTGAAACAAGTCTTCAAACTTCTCAAATACATCAGTGAGGTCGATTGTTTCAAAGCTAGCGTTCATGTACTGTGTGTTTAGGCGCAGGCAATGGTCGATACCTAAGTCTGTTTGCTCTACTTTTTGTCGAATTGGCATAACCAAGCATAGCGTAGGCATACCAGATAACGCACACAGTGTACTGACAACAGCACTGTCGATTCCGCCGCTAACACCAACTACTAATTGATCAATTCTGTTTTTAAGTGCATAGTCTCTAATCCACTGCGGAATATCTTTTGTTAAATCACTCATAATTGCTTTCTTACTTTTTCGTATTGTTCTTCGGTGATCTTTTTGCCTTTAAGATAATTCATATCTTCTTTGTTAAGTCCCCCAGGCATTTCCGAATAAGCTAATGTGGAGTCGGGGAGTGAATCTCCATCCTTCGTCCATACACGCTTGGGCAACGTCATTAACATTGAGGGAATATTCTTCACTGCGACCGCCCATTGGCATAAGATATACTGGACATTGTACCCCGGCACTT